ATGCTGGAACAAATGGGCATTGCCGCGAAGCAAGCCTCGTATAAATTAGCGCAACTCTCCAGCCGCGAAAAAAATCGCGTGCTGGAAAAAATCGCCGATGAACTGGAAGCACAAAGCGAAATCATCCTCAACGCTAACGCCCAGGATGTTGCTGACGCGCGAGCCAATGGCCTTAGCGAAGCGATGCTTGACCGTCTGGCACTGACGCCCGCACGGCTGAAAGGCATTGCCGACGATGTACGTCAGGTGTGCAACCTCGCCGATCCGGTGGGGCAGGTAATCGATGGCGGCGTACTGGACAGCGGCCTGCGTCTTGAGCGTCGTCGCGTACCGCTGGGGGTTATTGGCGTGATTTATGAAGCGCGCCCGAACGTGACGGTTGATGTCGCTTCGCTGTGCCTGAAAACCGGTAATGCGGTGATCCTGCGCGGTGGCAAAGAAACGTGTCGCACTAACGCTGCAACGGTGGCGGTGATTCAGGACGCCCTGAAATCCTGCGGCTTACCGGCGGGTGCCGTGCAGGCGATTGATAATCCTGACCGTGCGCTGGTCAGTGAAATGCTGCGTATGGATAAATACATCGACATGCTGATCCCGCGTGGTGGCGCTGGTTTGCATAAACTGTGCCGTGAACAGTCGACAATCCCGGTGATCACAGGTGGTATAGGCGTATGCCATATTTACGTTGATGAAAGTGTAGAGATCGCTGAAGCATTAAAAGTGATCGTCAACGCGAAAACTCAGCGTCCGAGCACATGTAATACGGTTGAAACGTTGCTGGTGAATAAAAACATCGCCGATAGCTTCCTGCCCGCATTAAGCAAACAAATGGCGGAAAGCGGCGTGACATTACACGCAGATGCAGCTGCACTGGCGCAGTTGCAGGCAGGCCCTGCGAAGGTGGTTGCTGTTAAAGCCGAAGAGTATGACGATGAGTTTCTGTCATTAGATTTGAACGTCAAAATCGTCAGCGATCTTGACGATGCCATCGCCCATATTCGTGAACACGGCACACAACACTCCGATGCGATCCTGACCCGCGATATGCGCAACGCCCAGCGTTTTGTTAACGAAGTGGATTCGTCCGCTATTTACGTTAACGCCTCTACGCGTTTTACCGACGGCGGCCAGTTTGGTCTGGGTGCGGAAGTGGCGGTAAGCACACAAAAACTCCACGCGCGTGGCCCAATGGGGCTGGAAGCACTGACCACTTACAAGTGGATCGGCATTGGTGATTACACCATTCGTGCGTAAATAAAACCGGGTGATGCAAAAGTAGCCATTTGATTCACAAGGCCATTGACGCATCGCCCGGTTAGTTTTAACCTTGTCCACCGTGATTCACGTTCGTGAACATGTCCTTTCAGGGCCGATATAGCTCAGTTGGTAGAGCAGCGCATTCGTAATGCGAAGGTCGTAGGTTCGACTCCTATTATCGGCACCATTTAAATCAATAAGTTACACATCATTAGTACCTTCCTTATTTTTTGACTGGGACGAATTTGGGACCGATGGGTTCAGGATCGAGTCTATTTGCCGTGCGTGTTCGGTAAGGTGATTAGGTGCAAGGTGAGCATATCGACGAACCATTTCGATAGACTCCCAGCCTCCCATTTCCTGTAACACTGACAACGGGACTCCGGCTTGAACCAGCCAACTTGCCCAGGTGTGTCTCAAGTCGTGAAATCTGAAATCATCAATACCAGCCCGTCTCAGCGCTGCTTTCCAGGCTGTGTTTGCGTCATACCGCATCTTCCTTACTGTTGGCGCTTTCGTTCCGTCTGGTTTGGTACAGCTTTCCTTGTACACAAATACCCAACGGTGATGATTCCCGATTTGTTTTTTCAAAACGCGACATGCAGTATCATTCAGCGCAACGCCGATTGCGCGGTTTGATTTACTCTCTTCCGGGTTTATCCATGCCACCCGGCGCTGCATATCTATTTGTTGCCATTCAAGGTTGATGATGTTCGAGCGTCTTAAGCCTGTTGCCAGTGCAAATTCAACAACAGACTTTAATGGCTCCGGACATTCATCAATCAGCCTTTGTGCTTCATGGGGCTCCAGCCAGCGGATCCGTTTATTCTTTGGTTGAGGCACTTTAATAATTGGTGCCTTATCCAGCATTTTCCATTCACGCTCTGCGGCTCTTAGTAGGGCCTTTATAAATGAAAGATGCGTAGCCTTCGTTGCAACGGACGCTGGTTTTGGCGTGTATTCTGGAACAGGTTTCCCTTTTTTTCTGCATGCTTCTGCCCTGAGTTTCCAGTTTTCCTCATGACGCCGGTTCGTCATTTTCTGCATTGCTGAATAAATTTTTGATTCAGTAATGTCTCTTAGTTGCATTCCTGCGAAATGTTGAAGCCAGAATCCGATCCGGCTTTTGTCATCGTCCAGTGATTTTTTATGTGCTTTCTCTTCAAGCCACCTGACACACGCTTCCTCGAACGTTATATCAGGTATTTCACCAAGTTTGCTGACCCGCCATGCTTCAGCCTTTAGCTTGTCATGGAGTTCTGTCGCCTGCCTTTTGTCCTTTGTTCCAAGAGACTGTTTAAATCTTTTACCGTTCGGCAATGTGAAACTGGCGTACCATATTTCACCTCTGCGGAAGAGTGACATTTTCTTTCCTCTGTTATGCCATCACCCGCGCTCACCTGGACAGTATGCAGCGGAGACTGAAGAGCCGCAATGCAGGCTTGTCGTGTTGTGAGGTAAGGAGATTTATTCTTAGTGGGATCTTTGCGTGTTGCCTGAAGACGCCCTGTGCGTATCCAGTTAATGGCAGTCGGTCTGGATATCTTGAGAAAATGACAGGCCTCATCGAGTGTGAGGCTGTATGGCTCCATTATTTCACCTCTTGCTGTGACATTGTTGAAAAATGGATACCAGCTCGTTGCTGCCAGACGATCCAACCGAGAGTCATATCCCATTCCATGTATTCGTTATCGCCGTTTTTTGCTCTCCGACGATCTACTAAGTCACCGAAACGCTTTTCCATGAATAATTCATAAGCTTCGCGTTCATCTGGTTCTACTTCCAGAGATAGGAGTGCGATTTCATAAGCACGGCGCTCAATATCGTCTCGCACGTCAAGGCTGCTGATACGCTCTTTAATTTCTTTAATCAGTTCTTTGTCGGTAAAAGTGGTCATTATGCTCCAGCCTCCGGTGCTTTTGGCATTACTGCCCAGTGAGTGATATTGACGTTTTCAAGGTCCCCGACCTGAAATGTCCACTGCCATTCTCCGGTTTCTTTTTGTCCCCAGGTGTACCAGAGAGAACGCCAGCCAATTAGCCAGCCTTCTCCGTTAGCATCGAATAACAAAACACTTTCATTTGCTGGTGGCAGTTCAGTTGACACTGGTATTACTTTGTTTTCCTGTGCTGCACATTTAGCTTCAAGCGCATCGAATTTACGCACCAGGTATTCAGCATCTGTTTCATTTACTTTCAGATCTCGCGGTACACATCTCCCACGAAGAAACCCTTCCATTTCGAAAACATTCATGCGCATTTGCGTAACTCCGATAACTCGTTAAAGCGTTCCATAAACATCCCGTAGGCATGGCCCGGTGCCAGTGGAATCACGTTGAACATCTCTGTTGCCGGGATACCTTCCAGTACAGGCCAGAAAGAGCCATCATCAAGCCCGAGATCGCGGCGTTCGGTTGCCAGCATGATGAGATCGGCATATTTCACGGGCGTACTCATAACTGGGGGTAATCCGTATTTCTCACGGATTACGGAGTCTATTTTTTCTTCCATTTGTTTATAGTCAGGAAGAAGGCGTTTCAGTGGTGCGGGAATGTCCTGGCAATACGCTTCTGTTGCATCATGCATTAACGCTTCAAAAGCAAATTCCTGCGGCACCAGCTGGCTGCAAAGAACCGCATGTTGGGCGACGCTGTAGAAGTGCGAAAGATGACCGGCAAAGCGACAGATATTTGAAAGGGAAACCGCGATATCGTTAATATCGATGTCGTCTTTATTTATCCTGTCATAATAAAAATGCTTCCCGGAAAAAGTTTTAATAAATGACATTTTGTTCTCCACGTATATGCGCTGCACCGCGCTGAATTCTGGTAAAAAGAATCCCTCACCATCCGGCGATTATTGAGTAAATTACGTTTCCATAAATGCCCCCGCAGGGGCATTTGCAGTAATGAAATCAGGCGGTGAAAGTACCAATAAAGGTTTCTACTTTGCTGTCCTTGAATTTCTCAACAAGCAGATCACGAAATTCGTTAGCCATTTCTTCCTGCACCGCCTCCAGCTGAATAATGCGCAGAACCAGTACCGGACGATCGCCAGTGATAATGCTGAGGCGTAATTTAAACGGACGTTCTTTCAGACCTTCAAACGGAATGCATTTAAATTCAAATGCCACTGGCATAATGTCTTTGGTCTTCGCTTCGACAGACTCCATCAGGGAGCGTTTGCCGCTGAAGTCATTATCTTCAAAATCAGCGGTCTGGTTTGCTTCAATCGTGATTTTACGGACCGCCGCAGCCGCTTTTGTTGCCTGAATGGTGTCACCATTAGCATCAAAGCCCACAAGGTAGTCGGCCCAGTCTTCAATCCATTCTGCCAGTGATTTCTGGGAGTTACGCTCGCCATTAACAGACAACAGAGCAGAGAACGGTGCTGTCTTTTTCAGTTTGAGAGTGGCGGTGTTATCTGCGTGACCTGGTTCATCAATAGTACCCAGGTTAAGCACACTGACGGCACGCATATTATCAGCATCGATAAAGCAGCGGGTGCCTTCATCTGCAAGATCTTTAGAATAACGGGTAAAGTCATCGATGCTGGCAGTGGAAAGCGCACCACGGAAACGGAAGCGATTTAAATTAAATTTTTCCAGATCATGAATGCGGAAATTCTCAGGCAATGCCACAGCATCGGCACCAATCTTACTGATAATTTCATTAACACCCTGAGCAGAAATAAGGGCATGGATTTGATTAATTGCGGTTGCGTCTAAGTTCTGAGACATAATAAGTCCTCACTATATAAAGATATTCAGTGATGAGATAAATAATCAGTTAATTAAGAACGATATTAATGACCTGCTGCGCGGAGTTTTCCGTCAGGTTCACCGGCAAGAGTCAGTAATTGTCCCTGGTCTTCCTGCAGAATAGTCAGGCGACCACCGCGATTGACATACATCGGCGTTTCGGTGGTGTCTTCTTCGGAAATTTTCCCGCGGTTAGTCGGGCGAACATATGAGAGTTTGTGTTTGATTTTCACACGGTTCTCATCAAATGGTTCGATTTCCAGGTTGAGTGAGACCTTACCTTTGGTTTTCGTGTTCATCACACCGGAAGCGACTTCACTGAGAACTGCGCCGATTTTGGTTTCAAATACGCCGCCGTCCAGCTCCCCGATAAATGCCTGCACATCAGTACTGCGTTCGCTAGCCATTTTGCTGCTCCTCATCATATCGACCCTGCAAGGCCGATTAGTTTCTCCACAAAACAGAGAAGAACACCTGCGGTGGCAGCCGCCCGGATGGATTGGGTTATGAGCCCGTCGTCCGGTGATGCTCTTCTCTGTTTTGTAAAAAGGACGGTACCAGCCGGAAGCAAGGGTACAAACTGGTACCGCCAGGACTACACACAGCATAAAGTTGTGGTGCCGGGTGCCTCCCGGTGCCTGGCGAAGGTTGCACACCAGACGGGTGGGTATCCACAGAAGGTCGACTGTCAGCCTCAACCTTAACCCGCGTGCGCTGAGCCGCATTCACCACAACGCTAAGGATTCTCTTTGGTTGAAAATACTTAGCTGTTATGTGCCTGTCTTTTCACCACTTCAGGCTCGGTGGTATCCTTTTAAGCCCGTATACATAAAAGGAAAATCAAATGACTTTTGATGAAAAAGAACTTGATAATGCAATTAATAAAATCATCGTAACGTCGCTCTTTTCCTGTCTCAGCGACACTCAGCAGAAACAGTTCTACGAATCGGCTTTCAACATGATCGAGCGTTGTTGTTTCTGCGATGCCGACGAGTTACCTGAAAAAATCAGGAAACAGTTGGCTGATGCTCTTCGAGTGCGACTTTCTGACCAATTTTCTGAAATGTGCTCTCCGAATTTGGACAAATAGAAAAAGGCCATTTCCATTCAGGGTCTGATGGAAATACTTCAGCCTGTTCCAAAGCACGGCGTAAAGAGAACACAACTCCAGCCATAATCTGATGTTTCCCATTGGTCCAGCTATCGCCGCTCTGATCTACAGGGGCGGCTATGTCGTATGACCAAACGACTTCACAGTTATTGTTTAAAATCTGGACTTTCATTTCATACACCTGCTTTAACATGAGTGCCTAGTGGCACAACATGACTCAACGAATCATCCTGGACTTCATATGCCCCAGGCGGCTACTTCGTGGGCGTCCTGCCTGTTCGTTTTTGACATTTACTGACTGCTTACGACACATGCACCGTGTTGCAACCAGATTTTGTTGTAATCCTGTAGTTGGTCTGGAACAAAAGATAAAATTAAATTGCGAGACATGCAAGTGATATTTGCGAGATATGCAAATTTATAGGTAATAAAAAGCCACCTTTCGGTGGCCGATGGATGGGATATTGAGGTTAATTATGTCTCTTAAGGGTTTGCGACTGACTGATTAAGACCTTTCCAAAGACCATGAATCGGTGTTCGTTTTCGCTAGTAATTCCCCATTCACGGTAAATCTGGTTATCAGAAATCACCAGCAGTTTGTCAGGAATCATTTGAAGTCTTTTAACGTATATTTTGTCATCAAAACCAAAGACATATATACCATCACCATCAAACTGATTGATGCTGACATCAACGAAGATGAGATCTCCGGGCTCAATGGTTGGACACATACTGTCCCCACGAACGTTGATAACTTTGATGTGATTGGCTGGTCGTCCGCCGAACATTGATACAGCATTATCAGTTCTGTATTCGATGGCATGAATCACATCAATGACATCACCGCCCTGGATAAGGCCATTTCCCGCACTGGCACTGATATCCAGCATTTCAATACGGAACACATCCTTCACCTGCGCAACATCCTCATTATTACTGTTTTTATATACAGTATTACTTTTGTGGGCAGAGGTAAAGAGATCAGCAATATCAACACCTAAGCTCTTGGCAATATTACTCAGTGTTTGTTCGGTAAATTGTTTTTGCTTACCCGTTTCTAAGCGCGAGATGTTCGCCGCATCTACTCCTATCGCTTCAGCGAGATCGGCGATTTTCATGTTCTTCGCTTGGCGAAGTTGTCTGACTCGGTTTCCTATGTTCATGCGTTTATTACATTTCTTTATTGCGTGATAAGCAAATCAACTTGCGCAAAATAATTGCGTGAAATAACATGCATAACGCGCAATATTTGGAGGGCGTATGCAATCACCATTACGAAATGTGCGTAAGGCGCATGGTTTCACTTTGCAGCATGTTGCTGCGGGTGTTCAAGTCAATCCAGCGACGTTGAGTCGTATTGAGAGGCTGGAGCAGATTCCATCTATCGAGCTTGCAGAACGTTTAGCCAATTTTTTTAAGGGTGAAGTCAGCGAAATGCAGATTCTTTATCCGGCACGTTTTCAATCTAGCCAAAACCAGAATGGGTTTAAACCACAGGAACAGGAGGTGAACCGTGGGTAAGCATCACTGGAAAGTAGAAAAACAGCCTGAGTGGTACGTGAAAGCTGTCAGAAAAACTATCGCAGCGTTGCCGGGGGGGTACGCTGAAGCTGCTGACTGGCTGGATGTAACAGAGAACGCATTATTTAACCGCCTTCGTGCCGATGGCGATCAGATTTTCCCGCTGGGATGGGCAATGATTTTGCAACGTGCTGGTGGAACTCACTTCATTGCTGACGCTGTGGCGCAGTCTGCAAATGGCGTCTTTGTGTCTCTTCCTGATGTCGAGGATGTGGACAACGCCGATATCAACCAACGCCTGCTGGAGGTCATTGAACAGATCGGCAGTTATTCAAAACAGATTCGTTCAGCAATCGAAGACGGTGTAGTGGAACCGCATGAGAAAACTGCAATTAACGACGAGCTATATCTCTCAATTTCGAAGCTGCAGGAGCATGCAGCACTGGTCTACAAAATCTTTTGCATTTCAGAAAGTAATGACGCCCGCGAGTGTGCAGCTCCGGGCGCCGTGGCGTGTCGTGACTGTGGAGAAACTAACGCATGAACAGTTTAACAACACACTACCGTCGCTCGCAACTGATTGCGCTTCCTGTACCGGGTGGAAAAGCGAAGGTGGAGTATTGCTATGCAGTAAATGTACCAGGTGACAGGGAAATTGTAACCCACAGCTTTGCAGAGTGGGCTGTGGGTGATTTCAACCGGCAGAAGGAGACAGTCCTTTGCGACAAGTTAACCGCTGGTTCAAAGATCACTACGGAGTGCCCGTCAGAGTCATTCGTTGGGAACCGGAAACACAACGGGTTATCTACCTCCGCGAAGGCTATGAGCATGAGTGCTTCAGTCCGCTCGAACAGTTTCGTCGTAAATTCAGGGAAATAGAGGTCGGTCATGAGCACTAAATTAACCGGCTATGTATGGGATGGTTGCGCAGCGTCAGGCATGAAATTATCCAGCGTGGCAATTATGGCCCGCCTGGCTGATTTCAGTAATGACGAAGGTGTGTGCTGGCCATCAATTGAAACCATTGCCCGTCAGATTGGCGCGGGGATGAGTACCGTCAGAACGGCTATCGCACGGCTGGAAGCAGAAGGCTGGTTAACGCGTAAGGCGCGTCGCCAGGGTAACCGCAATGCGTCGAATGTTTATCAGCTTAACGTTGCGAAGCTTCAGGCAGCGGCATTTTCTCAACTGTCAGATTCTGACCCGTCAAAATCTGACGCATCAAAATCTGACCCGTCAAAATTTGATGCGTCGAAATCTGGCAAAAAAGCGGGTTTTCACCCGTCAGAATCTGGCGGGGATCCGTCAGTAAAATCAAAACATGATCCGTCAGATAAAAAAACTTCTCGTCCGGACGCTTCGCAACCGGACACGCAGACGGCTGAACAGGAGTTTTTAACTCGCCATCCTGATGCGGTTGTATTCAGCCCTAAAAAGCGCCAGTGGGGAACGCAGGATGATTTGACCTGCGCACAGTGGCTCTGGAAAAAAATCATCGCCCTGTACGAGCAGGCCGCCGAATGTGACGGCGAGGTGGTTCGTCCCAAAGAACCGAACTGGACAGCCTGGGCAAACGAAATTCGCCTGATGTGTGTGCAGGATGGTCGTACTCATAAACAAATCTGCGAGATGTACAGCCGCGTCAGTCGCGATCCGTTCTGGTGCCGTAACGTGCTCAGCCCGTCGAAGCTGCGGGAAAAATGGGATGAGCTTTCCCTGCGCTTATCGCCGTCCGTCAGCACGTACACCGAAAAACGCGAAGACCCGTACTTCAAAGCCAGTTACGACAACGTGGACTACAGCCAGATCCCGGCAGGATTCAGGGGGTGAGCATGAGTCTTTTGAATGACGTTCAGAAATTCATTGAAGCCCATCCGGGCTGTACTTCCGGAGATATTGCGGATGCTTTTGCCGGTTACTCACGGCAGCGCGTTCTGCAGTCAGCAAGCAAGTTACGTCAGAGTGGGCGTGTGGCTCACCGTTGTGAAGGAGATACACGCAGACATTTCCCGCGCCTGACTGAGAGAGCGCAGGAACCGGAACCACAACCAGTTCGTGAAACCAGACCTGTGCGCAATTTCTATGTCGGCACTAACGATCCCCGTGTGATTTTGTGCCTGACCCGCCAGGCGGAAGAACTGGAGTCCAGGGGCTTATACCGTCGTGCTGCAACCGTGTGGATGGCGGCATTCCGTGAAAGCCACTCCCAGCCAGAACGAAACAATTTTCTGACGCGTCGTGAGCGGTGCTTACGGAAAAGCAGCAAGCGCGCTGCATCGGGTGAAGAGTGGTATCTGTCAGGGAATTACGTGGGGGCTTAATGAGTAATAAATATTGCCAGGCGCTGGTGGAACTGCGGAACAAACCAGCCCATGAACTGAAGGAAGTGGGCGATCAGTGGCGCACGCCGGACAACATTTTCTGGGGAATTAACACCCTGTTTGGCCCGTTTGTTCTGGATCTGTTCACTGACGGTGATAACGCCAAATGTGCCGCGTATTACACGGCGGAAGACAACGCGCTGGCGCATGACTGGTCAGAACGTCTTGCGGAGCTTAAAGGTGCTGCCTTTGGTAATCCCCATACAGCCGCGCCAGTCAGCATGAGGGGCAATACATCACCGGCATGCGTTACATCATGAAACATGCCAGTGCCATGCGTGATAAGGGCGGGCGCTATGTTTTCCTGATCAAAGCTGCCACCAGCGAAGTGTGGTGGCCGGAAGATGCAGATCATATTGCTTTTATTCGCGGGCGTATTGGTTTTGAACTGCCTGTCTGGTTTATCCCGAAAGACGAGAAGCAGGTACCGACAGGAGCTTTTTTCGCTGGTGCTATTGCTGTTTTTGACAAGACCTGGAAGGGACCGGCAATCAGCTACATCGGGCGCGATGAACTTGAGGCATGTGGTGAGGCGTTTCTGGCGCAGGTTCGCCAGCAGGCGGAAAAACTGGTCAGGGAGATGGCGGCATGACGACGTTAACTCAATGCCAGCAGCAGGTGCTGGATATGCTGATTTCTTATCAGAAAGAACGTGGCTTCCCGCCAACCAATCAGGAGGTGGCAACCATGCTGGGATACCGTTCGGTGAATGCAGCGGTGGAGCATCTTCGCGCACTGGAGAAAAAAGGCGTCATCACGATAAAGCGTGGCGTGGCCCGGGGGATAACGCTTCATACCGCGGTGAAGGACGACGACAGCGAGGCGGTCGGGATTATCCGCGCACTGCTTGCCGGTGAGGAAAACGCAAGGCTGCGTGCAACCCACTGGTTACATGAGAGGGACCTGAAAGTATGAAGCTGATCCTGCCTTTTCCGCCCAGCGTGAACACGTACTGGCGACACCCCAACAAAGGGGCGTTTGCTGGTAAGAGCCTGATAAGCGCGGCGGGGCGAAAATTCCAGAGCGCGGCGTGCGCAGCAATAGTTGAGCAGTTACGTCGTCTGCCGAAACCAACGTCGGCACCTGCTTCAGTGGAGATCGTGTTGTTTCCTCCGGATAGACGGGATGGAAAACCGCCGCCATCGCCTGAACTGGGAAATGAGCCGGGACAGGTGTTTGCGGCTTGGCAGTAACCGGCTCATTTAAACCGTCTGGTCTGTTTCCTCCGGCTCTACAAAAATAATGTCCATCATTTTTAATGGACACTATCGTATGAAACACCGGACCTGGATCACTGAAGCTTTACGTCTTCACTTTGAAGAACATTTACCCCGGGTTGTGGCCGGGCGTCGCCTGGGTGTACCAAAATCAACAGTTTGTAGTATGTTCGTGCGCTTTCGGAGAGCTGGCCTTTCGTGGCCTTTGCCCGCAGGCATGTCGGAGCAGGAACTTGATGCCTGCCTTTACGGACAATTTTCCACGATACCAGTCGTACGTCCTGAAAGCACCGTTATATCCGAAGCCCCCGTGGTAAAAAAACGTCCCCGGCGGCCCAACTTCCCTTATGAGTTTAAAATCGCCTTAGTGGAGCAGTCACTGCAGCCCGGAGCCTGTGTGGCGCAGATCGCCCGGGAAAACGGAATCAACGATAACCTGCTCTTCAACTGGCGCCATCAATACCGGAAAGGTGGCCTGCTGCCTTCCGGAAAAAATATGCCGGCACTGCTTCCCGTGACGTTAACGCCGGAGCCGGATAATAAAATCCCGGCCCCCGCACAGGAACCAGAGCAGATAAATACACCGTCCGACAGTCTGTGTTGTGAGCTGGTTCTGCCGGCCGGAACTCTCAGGCTTAAAGGTAAACTGACGCCGGCGTTATTACAGACACTTATCCGCGAAATAAAAGGGAGCAGCCACTGATGATATCTCTCCCTGCAGGTTCGCGTATCTGGCTGGTTGCAGGTATCACCGATATGCGAAATGGCTTTAACGGCCTGGCATCAAAAGTTCAGAACGTCCTGAAGGATGACCCGTTCTCCGGACACCTGTTCATCTTCCGCGGACGCCGGGGTGACCAGATAAAAGTGTTGTGGGCTGACAGTGACGGACTGTGCCTCTTCACCAAACGCCTGGAGCGGGGCCGCTTCGTCTGGCCAGTCACCCGTGACGGCAAGGTGCACCTTACTCCGGCTCAGTTATCCATGCTTCTTGAAGGTATCAACTGGAAGCACCCGAAACGAACGGAACGCGCTGGAATCCGCATATAACCCGTTGTAAAGTGAGGATATGGACACCTCACTTGCTCATGAGAACGCCCGCCTGCGGGCACTGTTGCAGACGCAACAGGACACCATACGCCAGATGGCTGAATACAACCGCCTGCTCTCACAGCGGGTGGCGGCTTATGCTTCCGAAATCAACCGGCTGAAGGCGCTGGTTGCGAAACTGCAACGTATGCAGTTCGGTAAAAGCTCAGAAAAACTTCGTGCAAAAACCGAACGGCAGATACAGGAAGCACAGGAGCGAATCAGCGCACTTCAGGAAGAAATGGCGGAAACGCTGGGTGAGCAATATGACCCGGTACTGCCATCCGCCCTGCGCCAGTCTTCAGCCCGTAAACCGTTACCGGCCTCACTTCCCCGTGAAACCCGGGTTATCCGGCCGGAAGAGGAATGCTGTCCTGCCTGTGGTGGTGAACTCAGTTCTCTGGGATGTGATGTGTCAGAGCAACTGGAGCTTATCAGCAGCGCCTTTAAGGTTATTGAAACACAACGTCCGAAACAGGCCTGTTGCCGGTGCGACCATATCGTGCAGGCACCAGTACCTTCAAAACCCATTGCACGCAGTTATGCCGGAGCGGGGCTTCTGGCCCATGTTGTCACCGGGAAATATGCAGACCATCTGCCGTTATACCGCCAGTCAGAAATATACCGTCGTCAGGGAGTGGAGCTGAGCCGTGCCACACTGGGGCGCTGGACAGGTGCTGTTGCTGAACTGCTGGAGCCGCTGTATGACGTCCTGCGCCAGTATGTGCTGATGCCCGGTAAAGTCCATGCTGATGATATCCCCGTCCCGGTCCAGGAGCCGGGCAGCGGTAAAACCCGGACAGCCCGGCTGTGGGTCTACGTCCGTGATGACCGTAACGCCGGTTCACAGATGCCCCCGGCGGTCTGGTTCGCGTACAGTCCGGACCGGAAAGGTATCCATCCACAAAATCACCTGGCCGGTTACAGCGGTGTGCTTCAGGCCGATGCTTACGGTGGTTACCGGGCGTTATACGAATCCGGCAGAATAACGGAAGCCGCGTGTATGGCTCATGTCCGGAGAAAAATCCACGATGTGCATGCAAGAGCGCCCACCTACATCACCACGGAAGCCCTGCAGCGTATCGGTGAACTGTATGCCATCGAGGCAGAGGTCCGGGGCTGTTCAGCAGAACAGCGTCTGGCGGCAAGAAAAGCCAGAGCCGCGCCACTGATGCAGTCACTGTATGACTGGATACAGCAACAGATGAAAACACTGTCGCGTCACTCAGATACGGCAAAAGCGTTCGCATACCTGCTGAAACAGTGGGATGCACTGAACGTGTACTGCAGTAATGGCTGGGTGGAAATCGACAACAACATCGCAGAGAACGCCTTACGGGGAGTGGCCGTAGGCCGGAAAAACTGGATGTTCGCGGGTTCCGACAGCGGTGGTGAACATGCGGCGGTGTTGTACTCGCTGATCGGCACATGCCGTCTGAACAATGTGGAGTCAGAAAAGTGGCTGCGTTACGTCATTGAACATATCCAGGACTGGCCGGCAAACCGGGTACGCGATCTGTTGCCCTGGAAAGTTGATCTGAGCTCTCAGTAAATATCAATACGGTTCTGACGAGTCGCTTACGCTTGGCAAGCCAGTGCCGGAGTATAAACCAAAGCTGGCAAGCAAAGGAACGAAGACGCGGCATCTGGCAATACTTCGCGCTATTCTCAATATGGCTGTTGAATGGGGATGGCTTGACAGGGCGCCCAAAATATCAACACCACGCGTTAAGAATGGACGAATCAGATGGCTTACAGAGGAGGAATCGAAGCGCCTGTTTGCAGAAATTGCTCCTCACTTCTTCCCTGTGGTCATGTTTGCAATCACGACAGGCCTTCGCCGTTCCAACGTTACAGACCTTGAGTGGTCACAGGTCGATCTGGATAAGAAAATGGCATGGATGCACCCTGATGAAACAAAAGCTGGCAATGCGATTGGAGTTCCTCTTAACGAAACCGCATGCCAGATATTAAGAAAACAGCAGGGGCTCCATAAGAGATGGGTATTTGTCCACACCAAACCTGCCTACCGAAGCGACGGAACAAAAACAGCAGCGGTAAGGAAAATGAGAACCGACAGCAACAAGGCATGGAAGGGAGCGTTAAAGCGGGCAGGCATTAGCAACTTCCGCTTCCATGATCTGAGGCATACCTGGGCAAGCTGGCTGGTTCAGTCCGGTGTCTCTCTTCTTGCACTTAAAGAGATGGGAGGATGGGAAACTCTCGAAATGGTTCAAAGATACGCCCACCTTTCAGCCGGGCATCTCACCGAGCACGCGAGCAAAATCGATGCGATTATAAGTCGCAATGGCACAAATACGGCACAAGAGGAGAACGTAGTTTACTTAAATGTGAGGTAACTTATTGATTTAAATGGTGCCGATAATAGGAGTCGAACCTACGACCTTCGCATTACGAATTATAAGAATCCGCTTCTAATTCAAAGCATTACCCCATCAACACTGCGCTCACACGTCCCACCACATCAAAACATGTAAAGCCTTGCAAGCCATTGCGAGGCTTTATGTGTCTCAGTTTTGTCCCACCTTTTATTACGACTTGCATAGCCAATGAAGATAAACGTGACGACAAACGGCGCAGCAATCTTCCTTTCTTTCACACTTTCCCAACCCAGCATGTATACTTTTCTGCCATAACTAAAGTGAATGCCTGTTATGAGCAACAAACAGGCATTAGCGCCGCTAGCATATTAGCTACCATTCGACTGCCACACTTAAGATTGATTTCTTAAGTATAACCCGGTTTCTAATACTACTTATATATTCAGCTCTGAGATTCATTTTTATCTCGTAAAGCTAGTTTTATGACTTCCTGTTAGCTGACTGTCTTCATAATAAAATGCTCCACTAAACTCCTGTCGACCATAATGATGACTTGATATGAGTGAGCCCCCTATAACGCCCTTTTCACCTAATAATGTCCAAACGATTTCAAAACCATTGTCCCTTAACATTGTTAAAAATGGTTCTTTTTTAACAAGTAGATGCGGCTTTGAAGCATATACAGCTTCAGCTGCAAAGCAAACCATAGTTCCATTTTCATCATTGAAGCTACCCTCTACTTCCCCACTTTTTAATCCCATCTTTTCAAAGATTAAGTTACTAGGCTTCAAAAAATTCAAAGTTTCTATTTTTGATTTGTCGAACTCCTCTTCCCACAAATAATTAATCGAAGTGACACTAACATCAGCTATCTTAGCTCCAGACTCCCGGTCTGTTACCGAAGTCCAGTCAGATCCACCATAATAATCTGATTTAAAAGACTTAAATGCTTCGGACCAATAGTACTCCCTATTAAATAATTGGTATCTATCAGTACATTCCGGCATCCACCTGCCCATAAAGTCTTGAGCTATTGCCCAACATCTAAAATTTTCAAATTCTTCAACTTTAACGATATAACTTCTGATCTGATACCAAACCTCTTTTCGTGGGTGCCCCCAATCATCGTTTCCAATAATTTTTGGTTCTTTCCATGATGGATGACTTTCTAATACTATCCATTCATCACCATTATCATCTTTAACTTCAATAAAAGCATATGAATTAGTTATAGTAGTAGAACTTTTAACCCAGTCTTCATTAGAGCAAGTCCAATCAAACACTTCATCATTAAGCCACCACATTTCTTTATTGCTTATTTTTTTCGTTCCAGTTTCTTTAAGTAAGATAGTGGGATCTATATCTCTTACGTAAGGCTCCCATGGCCCTTGGTATGGATTTTCCTTTCGTTCGTCACCATAACCTTCAAAACGAGTAAAATTATCGGCTAGCCTTGCCATGTATTCATAATAAGCAATCCATTGGTATTTTTTACCAATCCGTTCTTGGAATGCCTCTCTACGTCCACGTCCAGTTCCTATTTGTTGGTCAAAATTACCATGCTTCTCCGGATCCCAACCAAGCTCTATAACACGATTGAATATAAATTGTTGAGCTAGTCGAAGATCAAAGTGTTTATCAGTTTCCAGCAGATTATTATTATGATCCAGGTATGGCTCTATTTCATTTTCAAACTCACTTAACAGATCGTATGACAATGAATTCTTAAATAATTTCTTGCTCGCCTTTATTTCTTCCTGTGCTTTTCTACCGACCACACGACCAAATTTAATTCCTTCGCATTTATCATCATAAATGAAAGGATCTGTGGCATCATACAAGTCTTTTTGTTGATCAGTTAGTTTACATTTGAAAGTTTTAAAAACTTGCTTACGGTCAACAGGGGTTTCATTAAACTTGCAACCAGACCAATCAGAATGATTATAATTTGTTCCAATAGTATATCGTGAAAAGTCACCATCTTCCATAATAGAGCTCCAGAGTTCCCGATAAGGTTCTTTATCATAAAGGGACTCTAGTTCCTCTTTTGAAGGAATCTTGTCAGGCCAAATGCTGTTGTAGGGTGGTCTAGTCTTGGATAATTCAATGCTTTCAAGTTCCAATCCAAGATGATTAGCAAATTCAATAATCTCTCTAGCATAATCTCTAAGTAATATATTTGGATACACATACTTAGAACAAAATACCTTTTGGTAAACAGTTTCGGCTAAATATTTTAGTTCTTTAATATTATCAGTTCGCAATGTACAGCCTAATGCAACTGCAAATATTCTTTCCCAAACGTAAGGATCATTTACACCATAAAACTTATCAATTATTTTTCTCAATACAGGAATTCTTGGCTCGAGTAAACTCACTAAAGCCTTAGTTGAGCAATCTCGAAGTTCTCGGTTACTAGAAGTTAAAAACCAGCATAAACTAGTTGCAACTAGCTCGATTGACTCATCCGAAACAAAGCTTTTATCTGTTCTGGCCCATGCCCAATCGATTAGATGCCTAAATGCTGAGTCTTCACTATATTTATATTTAAGTTCTGTAGTCCAAAACGAATCTCGATTTGCCAAAGAATAATCTTTTAGCCAATCATGCAAGAAATTAGCATTAAAGGGATGGCCAACTAAACCTGAAATAGAGATCACTGCCTCGAGGAAATGATCAAAACTATCTTTAAATTTAAAAACATGTTCATTGATGAAAGGTCTAATTTTTTCGAAATAAATAGCCTTAATATCGCGCCATATCAAGCTATCAATAAAGGCTTCTAGTAATTTAAGATTATTGCTGAACTCCGGCAGAAATTCATAAAGCTCTTTTTCATACCTTTCTGGCAATTGAATAGACAACGCCTCTACTATTCCCGATTTTATATAAAAATCACATTCATCATGAAAATATTTTTTCAGACGACCATCAGGCTTAAATTCACTTTCGATATTTTCAACATCATTTAATAAAAAATTAACAGTTAAATGATCATCAAACCTTTCAAAAGCCACATAAACTACTTCCTCAGTAGAATTATCATCATTTCTCACTATGCCTTTAGTCAATAATCCTTCGTCAATCAAGGCGCTGAGGAAGGTTTTATCAGCAACATAATCATTAACTACAGATTGAACCACTGAGTGAGCATCTTTAAGTGAAATACTATTACGACCAATCTCTAATTTGAATTTTATGATTTCATTGAGAGCATCTTTAACAAGAGGAAAACTGGGATCGAATGCATATTTTTTTGGCGATGCTAATGATTTATTTACCCCTTCAACTAAAAAGTTAAAAATATTTGAAATCCCATTAAATCCAACAGGCACTTTGGTTAAACCATTTTTCTTAATGCCTTCACACAATAACTTAAGAAATAGAGGATTTTTAAACTCTGGATTAAGGTTAGGAGATGAAGGCCTCTCAATATTGTAATAATCATAAAATAGACTAACCGCTTCCAACTCAACGTTCTGGAATCCAATATGTTCATGAATTTCAAAATTATTTCGCACAACATTCTCATGTGAAATTGTTACATTTCTATATGTTGTTCTGACTGACATTATCAGACCAAGCCATTCAAAGCATCTGATTTCATCGACAAAACTGTTAATATTGTCATTCCAGAATTTATTTCCATTACCTTCATTAATAGCATCAATAAAAACTAAGACTCTTTTTCCTGTTTTTTTGCCATATAAATTCAGTTTTTCTAGGAATTCACGAGAAGTGATTTTAAGCTGTAATCTCTTGAAGATTTGTGACCATGGAGATTCATCTGAAGTAAGTTGTTGCCCTAGTATGAGTAGTGAAGGATACCCAGAAGCAATTCGATTTTTAATCACATCAGCCAGTAAATGAGACTTACCAATTCCTGCTTTTCCTTCGAGAAGTAAGAATGGGTTGTTAGCCAACTTCACTGTTGTTGAATTAATGAATATACGTAATTCATTGCACGCATAGTCAAATTCCCGAAGCATTCGCAGAGTAGATGAATACTTATCACTGTAATGCTTGGTTTCACCTACTTGCTCTGACTTTTCTCGGAGTTCCCACAATATTGATACCGCTCCGCCAATAGCTGTCTGGCAGCTAGAAACATAGTTATTAAATTTATTTATAGGGATTTCATCTAATTTAGAAAAATTAATCTCCTGATATATATCAGAAATTTCTTTTAAGGACTGGTTTATTTCAAATAATTCTGAGGAAATTACATCGCAACTATGTAATTTCTTTCCAGCGACCAGAAAGCTATCTATATGCGAATAAAATATTTTAGAAAAATCATTAGTTCTACCGAGGCCATCAAATATCTCTGCTATTTCTAGCTTTACGTTGAGTTCGGGTGTGTATCGACCTCCCAAGTCAGCTATTGCTTGACTATTTTTTTCATTTAACCAATCATCACTTAAGTGAAAAGTTAGTTTCTCATCTATAGACCGTAAAATAAGTTTGACTTGAATGAGCTCTTCATTAATATCGAATATTTTTTCTTTATACGTTTCTTCGATATGTAGCTTTTTTAACTTCGAACAATTATTGATTTTTAATGATAACATCCCATAAAAAAGGCTGAGTTGTTGTTGAGTTGGGGGAGTGACGCTTGGATATTCTTTGAACTTGTCTAATAACATCTCTTTGTCAGGGAACTCTTTAAAAAGGATGTACTCATTCAACATCTCAAACAATGGTTTAGAATGATAAAATGGAATTGCTCCACTTTCTACTGGATATGTTTCTTCAAACTCAATTGCCGTCTCTTCAATTAGTTGATATAATCTATCCACATATTTTTCTGTGGGGAATAATGCTTTCTTAATCCAACTATATCCTTCTTGAGAAATGAATTGATCAATAAGTTTAGTTGCTACATAAGTTGCCACTGTAATTGATATGGGTTCCATGATTAGCTTCTCCCAACAATTAAATTTTTACCAAGCGTTTATGCTTTCCAATAATTATTACATCTCACCGTAAAACATATTTATATGGTTTTAAACCTATCTGTAAATCTTGACACCTTGGCAAGAACCTAATCCTACATTTTAATATCAATCTATATAATATCGCCAGCGTCATAATAATCGGGCTTGTCATAGTTAAGTATTCGCCTCCGATATCCCAATGAGATAAGTAAGTCATAAGTGTTATAAATGAAAAGGTTACATTTTTCAAAGAGTTATTATGATGGAATATTATTCAAAACGCAATGTAGCTGAAACGAGTCTGAGTTTAACATCCGCTCCTAGTACATAGTAGTCCTAGGGACAGTGGCGTAAAGTCATAGATGGCCGGTGGGAGGTGATGGAAATCCTCTCATGCAAAAAATACATAAAATCGATAACGGCTGGAAATCATTCAATACTCGCACTATCGAAAGTTCACCAGCCAACCGCGCACAATCTTGCATACGACATGCTACGGTTTCATTTATCTCCGACCGGAAACTTCTTATACAGTGTCGATATACCAACATCATAGATGATCGCCACCTTCTGGCGAGGAACGCCTGATGCAATTAATCGCCCGGCCTGCGCCCATTGTTCTGGTGTAAGTTTGGGACGACGTCCCCCAATTCGTCCCTGTGCGCGAGCAGCTTCCAGTCCAGCTTTTGTTCGTTCAACAATCAGTTCTCGTTCCATTTCAGCCAGGGCACCCATCACATGAAAGAAAAAACGCCCCATCGGTGTGCTGGTATCAATAGCATCCGTCAGGCTGCGAAAATTAACGCCACGTTCGCGCAACTCCTCAACCAGAATGACCAGATGCCGCATACTACGCCCCAGCCGATCCAGTTTCCAGACCACCAGAGTGTCACCTGCCGATAATGTCCTGAGCAGTTTTTTCAGTCCCGGTCTTTCGGACTTCGTACCGCTTATCTTGTCTTCAAAAATCAGTTCACATCCTATACAGTTCAACGCATTACGTTGTAGATCGGTGTTCTGGTCATTTGTTGATACGCGAACATAGCCAATAAGCATGGTAGATCCCCCAGGTAAAAGCAGGAATGATGCCATTTGCTCGTTATTTCTGCATTTTCATAAACCTTGGTTTGGGAGAAGGTGCTCCAGCTATTGGCGTTCCGTTCTTCTGGCCGTCCGCTGCAATGCCAAATACTGTAATCGACAGCTGGTCCAGTATGGTGTTTTTGAAGTTCAACGGCGCGAAATTCTCTGCCACTGATTATCCTGTGCTGGCGAAAGTGTTTCCTTCGCTGGTATTACCTGAAGCCCGCGGTGATTTCATTCGTATCTGGGATGACGGGCGAGGTGCAGACGGTGGTCGCGAATTATTAAGCTGGCAGGCAGCTACAAACTTTTCTCAGTTTGCCGGGAATATAGGCGAAGGTGCGGGACACGCAATTAACTTTCATGATGGCATCGCCGGAAATCAGCCAGGATTTTCACGATTTAATTTCACCAGTAACTCTGTGGGTGATGGTGTGAATTTTGTTGCTGTCAGACCGCGAAATATTGCATTTAACTTTCTGGTGAGGGCTAAATAATGAAACCTGTTTTTGATGAAAATGGGCTGGCTACAGTGCCGGGCGATATGCGTTGTTTTTATTATGATGCTGAAACATCTGAGTATACGGGCTGGTCTGATGAATATATTAATACTGGCGTAAGTATGCCCGCCTGTTCCACTGGTATTGACCCTGGCGAAAACATTCCGGGAAGAGTGGCAGTATTTACAGGTAAGGGATGGCGCCATGAAGAAGACCATCGCAATGAGACTGTTTACTTAATCGAAAATGGCGCAGCTGTTACAGTGGATTATATCGGTGCCATCAAAGACGGTTATGTCACGATTTCACCGTTAACGCCATACGATAAATGGGATGGTGAGAAATGGGTGACAGACACTGAGGCACAACACAGTGCCGCAGTAGACGCGGCAGAAGCACAGCGCCAGTCACTGATTGATGCAGCAATGGCTTCCATTAGTCTGATTCAGCTGAAATTACAGGCCGGACGGAAACTGACTCAGGCAGAAACAACCCGACTTAACGCCGTGCTGGATTACATTGACGCGGTGACGGCAACAGATACCAGCACCGCGCCGGATATCATCTGGCCTGAACTGCCGGAGGCGTAGGCCATTCAATATCGGGTGCTGTTGACGTATCAACACGCATCAGCAGCACACGGTATTTCTTCCATTGGGTGAGAGTTGTAGCTTCTTCATCAGTTGCGATATCAGCATCAACAGCATCCTGACGCCAGGATATTTCACTGTCAGCTTTTTCCCGTAATTGGGATTTTTTAACTTCAGCAATAGCTATTAATTCCTTTTTGGTCGGCTGAGGAATATCTATCAGTGCTGGTTTTCCATTCAGTGTTCCAATCTGTTTTCCTGGTGGAATATCCATAAATAACTTCTTATGTTCTTCCTCACTGACTATTACACCATCATCAGGCCACAGACCTGATGCCTCAAATTTTTCTTTCTCCGATATGGGGAAAAAGCCATTTGCTTTAGCGCTCCATACGTACATATCAATACCCCACCGCTATAATGTCCACATTAAATCCCCCGGGACCTGCCTGCCAGATGCTGGCCCCTGTTAATGATTTTGTTTGATGAACAACCGCCACATTTGCTGGCGATTGTGTTTCAGTTGTTACAGTACCGATATCATTCCAGTTAATTGAGATGGAATAGTTCGTTGTTGTAAACGACCGGGGGAAAGTTATGTGTCTTACATTGGTGCCGACAGGAAATCCAAGATAAACACGCTGAATTATCATTCCTCCAGGTAACATAACCCAGTTAGCACCTTCTCCAAAACCAACATTTATGAAAATGCAGAAATAACGAGCAAATGGCATCATTCCTGCTTTTGTCAGGGAGATCTACCATGCTTATTGGCTATGTACGTGTGTCAACAAATGACCAGAACACAGATCTACAACGTAATGCGCTGAACTGTGCAGGATGCGAGCTGATTTTTGAAGACAAGATAAGCGGTACAAAGTCCGAAAGGCTGGGACTGAAAAAACTGCTCAGGACATTATCGGCAGGTGACACTCTGGTTGTCTGGAAGCTGGATCGGCTGGGGCGTAGTATGCGGCATCTGGTCATTCTGGTTGAGGAGTTGCGCGAACGTGGCGTTAATTTTCGCAGCCTGACGGATGCTATTGATACCAGCACGCCGATGGGGCGTTTTTTCTTTCATGTGATGGGTGCCCTGGCTGAAATGGAACGAGAACTGATTGTTGAACGAACAAAAGCTGGACTGGAAGCTGCTCGCGCACAGGGACGAATTGGTGGACGTCGTCCCAAACTTACACCAGAACAATGGGCACAAGCCGGACGATTAATTGCATCAGGAGTTCCTCGCCAGAAGGTGGCGATCATTTATGATGTTGGCGTATAGTCTTTGTATAAGAAGTTTCCAGTCGGAGATAAATGAAACCGTAGCACGTCGTATGCAAGATCGTGCTGCGGTTTATGCTTATCACTTAAAGACTCAAAAATTAGGTGAGTAACGGACCGGGGACATAGCTCCTTTTTTTCTTAATTCATCTGGTATTTTTTTTCCAAGATAAAGATTTGCTATTTCAGGTGGGGCTTCTCGACCTTCAAAACCATAGCGAGAACTTTGTGTTGCCTCAAAGTCAGGATCCTCGTCCCAGTATTTCATCGTAGGGAAATTTTCACGTGTTGATTTGAGCCATTTATCAGCAATGAAAACCCCTCGAACGATTCCCCTTACAGTAGCAAGAATGACTTCTGCTTGGCTGGCGCGAGAGACATTAATGCGCCAGCTAAATCGAACCGCATCATAAAGCTCTGAATCCTTTGCACTTCTGTTAACGGAAATCATTAATGCTTTATGATGAAATGTTATGGTTTCGGGTTGATATGTTGCTATCAACTCTTTGACATGCGCGGCGCCGAATTCATTGCTGCCAGCACCATTCATGATATTCGTTAACCCAGGGTAGGCATCAATAAGTGCTGCTTCGACTTCGTACGCCGTCTTTTCATCAGTCATTCCGTGTCGATGGATGACATGGATAACCTCAAGTCCTGCTAACCTTATTTCTCTAATTTGCTTTAGCTTGTTGCTCAGTAACTCGTCATCATCAGTCGCTGCCACTTCACCGCGCATATGGGCAAATACGCGGTTACCTTTGCCTTTCCCTACATAGAAGGTGCTTCCGTCCCTCGGATCAATCAATCGGTATACATACCAGCCAAGGTGTTCAATTACTCCAGAAGGAAACTCAGTAATATCCATTTTGCAATATCTATGAATTATTTGTGAGACGTATATTAATGAACATTGCAAGGGCTCACAACCAGTAGTGTTGAGAAAACCATCGGGGAAATGAGGCTAAGTCTTTGAATTTACATAGTACAAAAAAGATACTTTTTCCTCATAATGTGAATTAATTTTATGTTTCGTTTTATGATTGGACCGGTCTCGAAAACCGGAGTAGGGGCAACTCTACCGGGGGTTCAAATCCCCCTCTCTCCGCCACTTTATCAATGACTTATCTCCCGACTTCCCGCCTTGCTTTTCCTAAACAGAACAATCGTAGAATATTCTTGAAGGGTTAGATCGTCACTGTTTTCTGTTCGATACTGTGACATTCAGCACTTGATTCGCTATGGATCTGACAGGAAGGTTTCGAGCGAAAATCTGCAGTTATTCAGTCGTTTTCTTATCGGTCACCATTATTCTTTTAGACATTGATCCTACAAAGCTGCCGCAAAGTTGGTGGTGGGAACTGAAGTTGCGTAGAGAAGGGGTCAATACCCGGAGGCAAACATGGGCTGGCAAAAGTGTAGCGGTATTAGGCGAAGCTATTTAGCCTAGTTATGTTTTATGAAAACTTGATATCATATAAGTGTCTTACTTATTGGCTGTAAATAAGTTTTTCCTAAGGAATTGTTTCTTGAGTATCATTTGTAACTGTAACGGAATTTATAATCCTTTGCTTTATTGTTACGGTATTTTTTATCACACCCTATTTTTTATGTGGTTTTTTATACTGAAGTTTGGCAAAGTGAACTTTATATGCATATACTTCATCCTAGTTTCAGTTAAATTGGGTGGATGATATGGCAACTACATGTTCAGTTATATTGATTTTGGAGTCCTTTGATGTTTATTTAGGAAAAGAGATTGTGTTTCTGGAGAGAGGTTCATCTGTACTTGTCGACTCTAGCTCTAGAGATTTTTTCCTGACATATCCTGAAAGAGTGATAGTGGCGGATTTTGGCGCTGAGTTTATTAGTCGCTATTTGAAAGCTAATAACTTAAGGGATATTTCTGATTGTAGGGAATATCCATCTTATTTAAAAATAAACTTTGCTGACTTCAGTTTAATTAAAGGATTAATTAGTTGGGCTAATCACTGTGCTGAATACATAGAAATTTTTGATGAGTCTATTGCTTTTACATGTCTCTCTGCATTTTCTTCTGAAAAACAATTTGGAGTATTTCTGTTTGGATGTTTGAAAAGCACAGGGGCTAAAGTTAAAACGATTATTCATACGGATTTATCTGCACCATGGCGTCTTAAGGATATATCATCAAGATTATATCTCAGCGAAAGTTTACTAAAGAGGAAATTGAAAGAAGAGGGGGTATCATTCAGTAAGATCATACTTGATGAGAGGATGCAAATGGCTGAATATTTACTCAGCACTCGTTGTTATCCTATTAGTAAAGTAGCTAAGGTCTGTGGTTATGCCAGTGTCTCATACTTTACTTATGTATTTAGACGTTATTTTGGTGTTTCTCCAAGTCAATACTCTCAGAGGAGTTCAGAAAGTAAAATTCTTACTCACCAGGGAATCTGA